GATCGGATCGGGTGGCTCGGGTAAAACGAGTTTGCTTTTGAATCAATTCAGACGGGGCGGAGCTTACCATCGTAAGTTTCACAACTTATATTTGTTTACCCCATCGATTAGTTTCCAATCTGTGAAAAACCATCCGTTCGAAAAACATGAGAAAGTTTACCACGAATTGACACGAGATTCGCTCAGCGATTTATACGATGAATTAAAGGAGCGAAAGGAAGAGCAAGACGAAGAGGATGAGATGGAGTATAACTGCGTTGTCATAGACGATATGGCGAGCACCCTGAAAGAAAAGGATGTTCAGAAACTACTAAATACGATGTTGATAAAAGCGCGACATCTGAACACGTGTTTCATATTCACGCTTCAGAGCTATCTATACATGCCAAAGATGCTAAGAAAACAAGTCACGTATGCGACGATCTTTAAACCGAAAAATAGGGAGGAATGGAAGACGATAAACCAAGAGCTGCTCCAAATGAAAGAAGACGACGCCAAAAAGCTGTTTGATTATGCATTCGAAAAAGAATATTCGCATTTGGATTGCGACACGATAGAGAATAAGCTTTACAGAAATTTTAACATGCTGGAAATAAAGAAGGACGGCGAGACTGTTTAGGCGAGACAAAATCTCCGTATATTGTAACATGCAGAACGAATCGATACAAATTTTTCTAAACTCAAGATATGCGACTGAAACGGTGGGCGGAAATATTGCAAATTCAATTTACTATTTGCCGGTAATAGAAATACCCGATGGACATCACATTTACCTATCGTTACAAAATGCGAGCATCCCGTATTCATTTTACAGCATCACCAGTGTTGACAATACCTTCTCGTGGGGGCTTGTAGGAGGGCCGGTGAACACATATTACGTAGAGCCCGGAAATTACAATATAACACAGCTTATGGATGCTATCAAAACAGCAATGGGCAGCTCGTATAATGTAAGTTATAGCGTCATAACAAGTAAAATTCTTATAACTCATGTGTCGAGTGATTTTATAATATATGCGGCGACAATAAACCATATACTCGGGTTTTCGAAAACGACGAATACGACGAGTACTTTAAAGATCCTATACGGGCGAGATTGTGTAAATTTAAATCAAATTCGCGCCTTGAATATCGAGGTGAATTTTCCGACGTATAACGTGAATGTGGCCCAGCCATACAATCAAAATATACTCGCGACGATTCCGGTCTATGTGGCCCCATTTAGCATAATTACATATACAAACCCGAATAACTACCGAACGAACCTTTATGTGAATAAACTCGACTCGATACAGATCAGGATCATTGACAATAACGGGCTATTAGTGGACATGAACGGAATAAATTATCAAATGACGCTCCAACTGGATTGTATCAAGTTTACTGAATAAAATCTCAGCAAACAATATAAAAAATGCTCGGACATAAAATGCCACTTGGAAAAGCGATGATGGGACACAAAATGCCACTCGGAAAAGTACAGATGGGTCACAAAATGCCCCTTGTACAAAGACCTGTTGCCAGAATGGTTGAGGAAGCCCTCCAGAGAAAAGTTTCTGGAGGATTGGAACGAAGGGTTTTAAAAAGATAAATACCCGAAAAAACATTTAGACGTTTTTAAATGTTTTTTGCCATCCAAAAATATATCTCGGGACAATATATAAAAATGATTCCCGCTAACCTGAAATATCAGTCCAAAGTTGAGTCTGCCCCTGCCCGTCGCTATTTAACCCAGATCCAGCCCCAGGGTGGAACGGGCACCTACAACCCCGGTGACACCATCACACTCAATATTCCCACTCGTAATAACACTGCCCTTATTCCCTCCGATTCATACTTGAGAGGCCAAATCAATCTCACTGTTACCGGTGCTACTGGTGGCACTGTTCTTGAATCTTGCGGATGGCACGCTTTCATCCAGCGAGTCCGTGTATTCCACGGCTCCAATTTGCTCGAAGACATAGACAACTATGGCCAATTAGCCAAAATTTTATATGACTACCAGGTCCCCGAGGACACTATTAAGGGCCGTTTTTCTATTACCAGCGGAACTAACCCCGACTACTCTGTGCTCCAGGGTGGAGCTGTAAACGATGTTCTCAATGCTTCATCTGTTAATAGAGGACAGTCTTTGTCCAGTTTAGGTGCTGGAACTTATGCTTACCCCTTCGCGATCAACTTGGTTTCGCTTGTTGGTGCTTTGTCTGGTGATAAGTACTTACCCCTTTGGGAGATGACCGCTGCACCCCTTAGAGTCGAGATCGTTTTACAGTCTTCCGTTGTTCGTTCATTGGCCACAATAAACGCAACTATTAGTACTTTTACCGCGACCGGTATTAACTACTGTGGCGAGTTTTTGGAGCTCCCCGACAGCGCTGTCGCTGCTATTAAGGCCGGCTCATCATCTCCCATGCAGGTTGTCCTTCCCTCATGGAGATCTTACACCAACTCTGCACCCCTTGCTCAGAGCACAAATGTTCAAGTTTCGTTCCCAATTCCAGCCAAATTTTCGAGTCTTAAATCTTTACTTGTTGCATCCAGAAGTACAGCCGGTGCCGCCGCCAGTTTTCCAATGGCACACGTACAGCTTGGAGTCGGAACTGTTAGTGCCAGTACTGGAGTACCTGTAACCGCTGGTTATTTTTTTAGGGTGGGCTCGGAAGTTCTTCCCTCGACTGCACCTGTCACAGCTGCTGAAATTTACAACGAGGCCATCAAATGCTTTGGTTCATTAGCAGATCTTCAATTACAACCCAGTATCACCAAAGCTGCATATGAACAAAACGCGCCAGTTGCTTTGACCGCGACTAACATTAACACTTCCGACTCTGGCTCTTTCTTGATTGGAATCGACATGGAGATCTACCAGAACGCCGATAAGAGCTCCATTTTCTCTGGAACCAATACCAACACCAGCGACATTTTCTCGATTATTAACTATTTTACAGCCACCGCGGGTGTAACTGTTCTCCAGACTGCCTTCGCCTGCTACGATCAGGTGCTCGTTTTCGAGAATGGCGTTTGTTACTCCAGATATTAAATTGATAAAAAAACAACATAAAGACGAGGGCATAAAATGATTTAGGCCATTTATAAATCTTATTATATTATAAATGGACCAAGAGGTAGCGAAGTTATGGTTAAATACAGGATCTTTAACGACAACACAATCACAAACAGGCATAACATCGGCAAATTTTATGTCTCAAACTTTCAATTTTGATTTACGCCTTGTTTTAGGCGAGACGTTATGGACAAAATATAAATTTTTCAAAATGTATATAAACGACACGTTTCAGACTGCGACGCTTTCAATGGCGACACTATATCAGGATGGACTCCCGCTTGTGAATGCATCATATCAAGGTTTAAAAGCAGGATATCTGACAGCAATCGACGAGTACAATTTAGCCCAAAACGTAAATATACAAGCGAATCAGGGCAGGCCATCAAATACGCGAACATTTATGATGATCAAACCAGACACAAACAATGTGCAGTTAACACTTCAGTATATATCAGAAAATGGAGCGACGGCAACAGTTACTCGCAGAACATGGTTTTTATGCTTTGTCCCTTACATAGAGAACATATATAAAAACCCGTACAACATGCTATATACATTTGAGCAGGTAAATTTTACGCTGAGTACCGTTATATTGACAGCAGGAAGTAGTAACCAATATGGAACTTGTAATACAAACCGAACAATTTATACGTTTTCAAATGTTAATATGCGCCAGATTTTAGGGACATTGTACGAAAAATACGAAAAATTCAATCTTATTGTAAATACGATGGGCTACTCAGCAGCAGCTCAGCCGTCAACCGCAACAAATCGCCGAATGTGGGTTGAAATAGACGGTTTGCAATTTGTAAATACGCTAAGAGTAACAACTGGATATAAGCAAGGCTCAGCATTTAGCCCGTGCTGGTTTATAAATGCAGCGAATCAATCAGACGCACAAACAAACGATCCACCTATGAGTATAACAACATTTAGAAAACCTGAAAGTGAAAATGTAGATTTGACATTTACAGTGTGGGCGAGTACAAACGGTGGAGAATTAATGACAGTCGGACCATTGGGGCAACAAGTTTTCACATTCTCCGTAGTTGGTGTAAAATAAAGTCTCATAATATTATAAAATGCTATCAGAGAGCGCGTCTTTAATATTATCTACTCTATCAACGACAAATCCTTGTATAATCAATGACCAAAAATCAAACTTCGTATTTAAGAATATCGATTTGGCAAATGTGATGGGTCCAATGTGGGATAAATACGACATGTTCGCTTTAAAAGTCGTATCAGTTAGCACAGCAACTACTCCAGTAATAAGCGGCTCGCAATATACAATTCTTACTTATAACATGTCTGGTTTGCCATGGGTAAATATTATTTCCGAAAATACGGGAAGCCATAATATTAAACAATGGGCACCAATAACCGCGGTAATTGTAGCGAATGCATCACCAAATACAACGCCAGCATGTGTAAATATGGGGCAATCGATAAACTTCAGAAAAGGGCAGCGGATCGTAGATTTAGAATTCGCGATATCATGGACAGATACAGCCAACCCCTCGGGATTTGGGGGAGGTCCGAATGCGCCGGCATATCCAACTTTCATTTTTGGTAACATTTCTTTTCAATTTCTTATCGAGCCGGTTATTCCTGGCAAAATGAATGAATGCGCGCTTTTCTGGTTTGATACATTTCAAAGTTTAACAAATATACCACGTATAATAAGTACAGACAGAACAACCTATACATACCCAGCTTTTAATATGCGCGATTTGTGCCGTGAGTTTTGGGATAATCACACAGATTTTGAAATCCAACTTGTAAATTATGCATTACGTGGGGTAACAACATTAACGGGAAGTAGTCGTATGACACCTATTCAGTGGAACGGCTTAAACTTTGTCAACAATGCAACAAAGCAAAGTAACGCAACCACAAATAATAAACTCTCGAGCGAAAATGCGATAATCGGGTCGTTTTTGCAGACTACAGGAGGATCGGCCCATATCGCGGAAATAAACAATCTCGGTTCTGTAGTACAATTTAAAAAAGATCAGGATATAGTACCGATAACGATCACATTTAAAAATTTGGATAACACCGCAGTCACGCCCACAAATCTTACGGGTGCATTGCAACCACAGTGGCAATTTGGATTTTACATAAAACCAATTTATGGCGTAGAGAAGGCAACGCTCAATATCAACCCTTTTGGATTAACAACAACTCAAACAAGTCTCGGCGTGCGTAACCAATTTTTCACAACCTTCACACTCTATAATATCGATATGAGGCAGGTTTGCCGTTCGATGTGGGATAAATACAAAAAGTTCAATATTTTTTTGACCAATACAGTCACGACACAGGAGGCCGGGGCAGTAGGAAATCCTGCTTACTTAATACAAATGTCAGGATTCGATTTTATAAATCAAACCGCATGGATCACATCAAACAGACCTACACAAACTGCAACATTGGGAACAATGATTTCTCAACCATTGGGAACACAACCGCAAAATTCAACATATCAAGCCTCAATATTAACGACATTTTATAAAACAAGCGATTTGGTGGATTTAACATTGTCAGCACTTACACTCGATGGTACAGGATTTAATATTGCGCAGTGGCCGATTGCGGCGCTTTTTACTTTTACAATCGTTGGCGTCCCTGAAGACGAAAACGAGCCAAAACAATTGGTAGAAAACAGAATGAAACTTTAAACGAAAATATTGGAGCCCTTGATGTTTTCGATGGAATGGGCATTCCAACTATCGATTGCACCAGCTGCAAGAGTAGCGCGTGGGTCCTTTGTTACCATCCCGACAGCAGGGAGGATTTTAAACGTATGCGGGTTTGTGAGCGTCTGAACGTGTGGAGACCACGCGGAAGCGCCAGAGACCACATCGCCCGCGGTGCGGTAAATATTGCGATTGGGGCCGCCCTTGACTTTCTGCCCGATAGTTTGGCCGGAGTCGAGCACAAATACTTTGTCATCCTTTTTGGAGATGTCCTGCGCAATGCGGCCGCCGAGACTGTGCCCAGTAACAACCGTTTGGGTTTCGTCATATTTGGCTTTCGCTTTTTTCAAAGTTTCGTCGGCCTGCTTGTAGCGGTCGGTGTCCTTGAAACCACCGAAGACGTTTTCGTAGCTGCGACTGAAACCCTTCTTCCATGAATTGGGGAGCAGAGCCTCGATGCCACGTTCAATAATAGGTTTGCCCTCATTTTTGCGGAGACCGAGTGCGAGTTTCAAATCGCTATTGACCCAATCGCCCACAGTGTGCGAACCGGTAACGTTGTATAAAAGCTTCTTGGTCTCGGGGTTATAGTAAACCTGCTGGTTCTCGTTCGAGAGCCCCTTGTCTATCTGGTAACCATATTTTGCCATCTCTTGGCCCTGCTTATTTTCATTGCCAAGATAGCCCACGCGTAAGCTATCATACAGGCTAAGACTGCGGTTTGGAGTGTTCCCATTGTTATTCATTATATAAACTGCTTATATAATTAATTTATAAGCCGTCGGCTTCGCCTTTAACAAGCCTGTTTTTTGGCTTCAATCTCTTCTAAAGGTGAGCGTTTGGTAGCCTCAGCGTGCCACTCCTCGACCATGTAGTAAAGAGTCGGGAATTGCTGGAGAAGCCCAGGGAAGGCACGCTCGAATTTCTGCTCATAGTATTCGATGTTTAGGTATTCGCCTACACCGAACCTCTCGGGGCCGTAGGTAAAATTGGCTTCGGGTAGTTTGTAAACAAGAGAGTCGGGTAAATCTTCTAAATTGATAAAAACAGTTTGTTCGTTTTCTTTTTCGGCAAAGTCGGACATATAGAATAGTTTGTGAAAAAAAAAGTACTTAAAAAGCGCCACCACCGACTTTTCCGAATTGCTCTTTAAATATTCCGTTTGCGATTTCTATGATTGCCTTATGCATTTTTTGTCTGCTTCTTATAATTTTCTCGTTATATACGGCCTTGATGTTTGTATCTCCCGTGCGATTTTTTTCTTGAACTTTGGAAATAAAAGTTTTATAATATTTAAGCATATCCTCAGTTCTGGTTTCTGGTTTATCTGGCGGAATCGCCTTCACACCCAAAAAACCGGCAACTCTTTTTCGGTCATCAGTGACGCCGGTCTCCTCTATATTTTCTCTTGGTACTATTCGGGGCTTAATTTCTTCTTCTTCTTCTTCTTCTTCTTCGAAAGCCTTCGCTTTGCCTGTTAGCACTGCTTCCTCTTCTTCAGCTTCTCCGGTTTGGATGCCTTCCTCGGATCCTTCCTCTTCTGTGAATACTCCGGTTTGCACTGCTTCGCTTAATCCTGGCGCTCCAGGATTTAACGTTTCTGTAAATGAGGCTCCCTCTTGAATGTCAGGACTTAAAGATGCAGTAGCGGCCGCTGTCTTAAAGGG